TCACTGCCATACTGCCATAACGGCGTTGAAGTATTCATCAGAGAGAACCTTTCTCAACTGTTCTCTGCCGAATTCATCGTTCATATATGCATTGCGGATGTTTCCGCCGACCTGCATTTCTTCACCGTTAAAGGTCAAAAACTGCTGTCTGAGTACCGAAACGCTGTCCTTTGTGAGCATATCAAGTGTGATTTTTTCTTTAAGTTCCATTTTTCATACCTCCGTTATTTTTATATTTTGTAAATCAAAGAAAAGTTTACCTGCTCATCAGCGACGAAATTATAAGCCTGTTTATTGAGCGGAGTAAACTGCAACCAAGCCGATTTATTTACACTTCCTCTGAACATTCCGCCGTTTTTGCTTATGCCGATATCATGAACAATCACATCCGATTTGTTTGAGAAAGGCATATTGAGCAAAGCTATTGTAGATGTTCCGCCTAAAGATGTTGCGTTCATAATGACGGTGACATTTACAATAACGATATCGCCAATTTTTTCATAAAGGCAAGTTGCAGATTTTATTTTATCAATCTGAGTAGAGTACGGAGTAAGAGTAGCTGTGCCGAGTTCGATATTTGACGAATCGTATTTAGTCGCCAAGGCGGTTTTATCGGCTTTAACAAGCAGAGCATTGTAAACCGTACCACTTGTGAGATAACACGGGCTGTTATTTTTTGGCTCGCTGTCAAACGGCATTGAATCGAGCTTTCGGGCAATACTCTTGTCTGTTTTATCAAGCCTTGCTCCGAGTGAATTTTGACCGCCTCTTGCCGTGGCTATTTCGGTTTCAAGTGCAATTGCCCCGTCTGTTGCCTGTTCAATCCCCTCGTCCATATGGTTGAGGTTGTCGGCATTGAGGGGCGGAGCAGAGCCGTTCACAAAGACAATTTTATTGTATTTGTTCATTTTCTTTTACTTCCTTTCCTAATCGTTTTTCGCCCTTTGATGTGAGGGCAGTTATAAATCCGTCCATTTTCTTATTGAACACAAATGTTTCGATTGTCGGCAAATCTTCAAACGGAGTTTTAATTGTGTACTTATCGCCTGCCTCAAGCCACCAATACGAAAACAGCTTAATTTTTGTCGGGCGGTATTTATATACATCACCAAAAAAATTAACAGAATTATATTTTGTGCCGATATCACTTGCTGTTGTTCTGCACCTCATCAAAATGTTATCGGAAACATACCACGAAAAATCGTTACTGTTGCCATACAAAAACGCTTTTTTATCAGCAAACTTAGCACTGTACATACGGATAGGCTCAAGTTCGTAATCTTCAAAGGATAAATCTTTGTACGAATCGATTGTTTCAACGGAAGATTGAGAATACAGCCTTTTAAAACGCATTTTTCCGTCAGCATCTATAACGGCAAAGCTCAAAGTTAACTCTGCATAAGCTTGGATTAAATCTGACAAGGTAATGTCCTTTATAACCTTTTCCACGCAGGTATCATCAAATTTCAGCGGTACACTAAAGATAGATAAGCTCGGCGGTGAAACCCCTGTAATTGCATAATCTTTGGCAAATTCTGCGATTATTGAATAAAAGCTCTTAAAATTATCGTCTTTTTGATAGTGCGCATAACCATAAGCAAAACTGCCGTCCTCGTTCTCTTTGCCTGCAAACCACAAAGACATATCCACCTTTGACATATCATAAAAAGCGTCATAGGCTGTGATTTTGACGATGTTACGCTGTTTTTTATCTCTTTGAGCCGACTGAATTTTACCGTAGAAAACAGGACATTCAACCGTTCCTGTTTCGGCAGGACAAATAAGAGTATTTGACGGGTACAAATCATCTGACGGATACAACTCTGATTCAAGATATGTTGCCATTATGATGACCTGTACTGTCTTTCCTATCAAAGCCGAGCAATCATAATCAATGAGTTTCACGCTCATTTCAGAGGCTATGCAACCGCCGAATTTCAATTCTTTTTCAACAATTTCATTTTCAAGCGAAAAACTGTCAAGCACGATACTTTCACCTGTTATATCCTCAAAACTGCCGTCGGGGGAATGCAGGGCAACGGTGTTGTAAAGTGTGTTTGTTTTCAGCTTATCAGCAATTTCTTTAGATACAAGCGTTTTTATCACCCCTTAATACTCAATCAGCTCAACAGTAATCGGCTGATAGGTTATATCATTCTTTTCGGCATTCATTACGGTATATTCAATATCGGGAATATAAAAATAAGAGGTGTAATAGCTGTTCGTTTCATCGTTCCAATAAGTTACCCTGCACTTCCTTTGTAACTTATTCGCCATTGAGAGGTTGATAATCGACTGAAAATCAATCTTTTCGTCAAGATGAAGAATGTGAGTTGAAAACGAAATTTTTGTTTTGTAATTTGGCAGCGTTGCCCTTTGAAGCGTACCGTTCTGATCTCGTTCCGCAGAAGTTTCAAGTCGCTGATTCGGAGTTGACGAAAATGCGGTAATGTACTTATTCGGCATTATGTTGTTTCCGAATTTAAGCAAATAGCCGTTATAATTTGACATATCATTTCCCCCTTTATGCAAATGCGGATTTACCGTTGTGTCTGCGTCTGTAAAGCTCATCCTGTCTTATCATTTCTTCAAAAAGCGTTGAACCCTCAAGCTCGGCAGTAAATGAATAAGTGTTGCCGCCGTTATTGCGAAAGATAATGAACATTTCATAAATGCGTTTAAGCAGGTCAAGAATTTGTGTGAGAATCACTGTATCCTGACCGCCCGAATTGTCGAGCATACCCTGTAACTTGTTAAGAGGAGAAATAACCTCAGGGTTACCGCTGTTAGCGCCTGCGTTATCGCCGACAACCGCAAGTGTCGGAGCTTTAACAATACCGCCTTTTGCAAATTTTCGTGCCGGTGATTCCGTGGGTTCTTCAAATCTCGGAATGAGAGGCGGATTTTCAGGCATTGAAAAGCTCCAATCCTGTCCAAAAGCCGCTCCGATAATACCGGCTATTCCGCCGATTGAATTAACAACGCCCGAAACAAAGTTATAAATACCCGTCCACAACGCATTTATGCCGTCAATGATTGCGTTTATAATGAACTTAAACACGGCGCAAATGCCGTCCCAAATGCCTTTGAAGAAGTCATAGATACCCTGCCATGCTTTGTTCCAATCGCCTGAGAAAACACCTGTAATGAAGTCAATTAGACCGCCGAATGTTTTCTGTATAGAGGTAACCAACCCACCGATAAATGTAAACACATTATCAAACACTCTTTTTACGGCATTGAAAACATTCTGAAATATAGGTCCCCAAAAACTGACAAGCCAGTTTACAAACGGTGACAGGAAGTTATTCCACACGGTTGAAACACAGTCTGCAACCTTGCCGAAGAAGTTTATTGCACCCTCAAAAACAGGCTTCAGCCAGTTTTCCCAAGCTGATTTTACGATTGCTACGATAAAATCCCACGCAGGCTTAATCCATTGATTGTAAACATTCATCAGGGTTGTGCCGATATTGGTAAACATATTGCAGACATTCTGAAAAATCTGCTGTCCGTTGCCGTTCCACCATTCGCTGATAATTGTTCCGATATCTCCGAAAATCTGACCGATAAAGTCAAACACATCTGCAAACTGCAATTGTAAATTTTCAAGAAATTCTGTGATTGTTGCACCGTCATTTTCAGTCCATTCAACAAGGCTTTCGGTTGCGATTGAAAACGCACCCGAAACAACTTCGCCGACTGAACCCGCAAAGGTTGTAAGACCGCTTAAAAGATTGGAAATTGATTCTTCCATTTGAGGGCGAACATTGTCAATTGCATTGCCTGCAAGTGTACCGAAATTATCAAAAAAGATTGAAAGATTGTTATAGCCGTTTGTAAGATTGTTGCCTATGGTGTCTATAAAGCCGATAATCTTTTCCCTGTCTTTTGAAATCCACTTAGCAACACCGCCTGAAATGGTCTGAAACGACTTTCCGCCGATTGTCGCAACCGCTCCGAATGCAGAGCCGATTGCCCCGAGTTTTGCAGAACCGACCTTTTGCATTGTGCCGAATGCCTTTTGAACTATGGGAACAGCATTATCAAAAACGGTCTTGCAGTTCTTGCCTATAGCTGACCAATCAACCTTGTTAATACCTTTCTGTACATTCTCGACAAAGCCTTTGAATCCGCTTTTTTCGTATAGATTTTTGAATGCCCCCGAAAGGTTTTTGCTTGTGTCCTTGACAACATTCTTTGCAACAGCTCCGCCTGATGAACCGCCTGAAGAGCTTTTTGATGAGGAGGTGTCTGACTTTGAAGATGAGCTGTCAGAGCTTGAAAGCACATTCAGCTTATCAAAGCCCGCAACACTTCTCTTTGCCTTTTCAGAACTTTTCTGAACATTATCAAGTGACTTTGAACTGTCATCTGCCGTATCCGTAAGGCTTTTGGCAGAATCTGACGCAGATTTGATATTGCTTGCGGTGTTGTTGCCTGTATCCCAGCCGAAGACCTTTGAAAGCGATTCAACCGCACCTTTGGCATATTCCGTTAAAGTCGCAAGTGCGGAACTCAACCGCTTTACATCCTGAGTTGCCACCTGAAGAATAGGCTGACCGACTACGGCAAGGAGCTGTTTCCAACTTTCTCTGAGGTTGCCTGTTACATTCTCCCAACCGTCTGCTTCACGGCTTGCCTGTCCCATAGCACCCGAAAGCTGATTAGCGTCCTTGACCATTTGCAAAAGCGTGAGCTGTTTCTGCGATTCCGACAAATCCATAAATGACTTGCCATACAGCTTATTAGCCGCCGCATTTCGTGTGGTTTCAGTACAGGACAAACCGAGTGCGGCATCATTTTCAAAGTTGCCTTTAAGAAACGATTTCAGGCTTTCTGCGGTGTCTTCAAGCGAACGGTCGTAATATGCGGCACTGTCGGCTGTTACCTGTAAAGCCTCCTGCATCATACCCAAAGCACTTGAACTGTCCATACCCGTAGTTTTCGCAAAGGCATAAATGCTTGTGCCGACACCTTGTAATCGCGTTTCAAGAATACCGCTCTGATTGGCAACGCTCTGAATTGCTGATTCTGCCTGTGACTGCATTGTGCCGAATGTCTGCTCAAACTGCGAATTTGCCGCATTGACTTCCGCAGCCGATTCAATGCACTGCTGACCGAACTCCTTGATTTTGGCAACGGAAAAGGCGGCAACCACAGCCGCACCGATTTTCTTAAACGAGGATGAAACCGAATTGCTTAACTGCTCACCGCTGCCTTTGATGTTTGAAAACTCTTTCTCGGTTTTCTGAGAAACACCCTCCGCAACCTTTGAAAAGGACTGTTTCATATCAGTGCTTACATTTTCAAAATCTTTTGAAAGACTTGAAAATGCCGAATCAAACTTTTTGGTAATTGAATCGGAAATCTTATGCAATGTTTTTGAAATATCATCACCCGTAAGCCTGACATCAAGCTCAATTTCACCCGCCTTTGTCGCCATATTCACCACTTCCTTTCATTTTAGATTCTTTAAAAACAGGCATAAAAACAGCGCACACCGTTATGATGTACGCTAATAAAATTTTGCAAAAGAATAGCCACCCCGTTTGGAGTGGTTGTTTTTTTACAAGCTTGCAAAAAAGTTTTGAAATTCTGCAAGAACGGTGTTCATATCTTCGTCTGAATAGTGCTTTACATTTCTAGACCGCCACTTGTTGCGGATTTTATGCTGTGACGAAGTAAAGTTTTTCAAGACCTCTTTGTCGGTTTCAAGGCGAATTTGAACCGTTCTTGCAAGCGGTGTTTCGGGTCCTAAGCCCTGCAGAAGTGAGCAGAACTCATTCCAACTCATTTTTGCAAAATCCTTTGAATAAATGCTGACCCCGTACTCCGAGCGAAAGCTCGACACGATTAAATCAAAGTCATCAATCAAATCGTAGCCGGGGTCTGAGCTTCCCCCTCGTCAGTCAAATCGCCTGTTGCAATTTTGGCGGATTCGCTGATAAGGGCGTTGAAATCGTGCATATTCAGCTGTAACTTTTCAATCTTTTCTCTCTCGGATTCATCAAAAAGAAGATGATACATTTCGATAACATCTTTGCTTTTACCGTTGCCGTCCTCAAAAAGTGCCGCAACTTTGAGCATTGAAACTGCGTCATTGTTGATTGCAAGGTCAACATTTTTAACTCTGACGCTCGGCTTTTCCTCAAAATTAAGCTTGTCTGTAATATCAATTAACTTTGACATAATCGTTCATTCCTTTCGTTTTTTAAGCGGCTGCTGTATATACGGGTTTACCGTTTGACATAACTTCAAATTCAAGCGGAGCAACACCTGTACTTGCGCCTGCACCGTTTGATGTAACGGATACAACTGCATTTTTAAAGAGGACGGTTGCACCGTTGGGGAAGGTCCACATAAACGAAACTTCTGTCTTTCTGCCGTTTTCAAATGCAAGGGCGGCAATCTGGTCATTGCCTGCGTCACCGATTGTACGCTTGCCCTTTACCGAAATTGTGATTGACTTTGCTGTCATAAGCCTTGACTTCCAGCCCTCGTTTTCAAAGGCTGTCCATTCTTCGACACCGTTGTCAAATGCAACGGAAAATTCTTCGCAGTTAGCAATATTTGTCGTGGCGGATTCTGTTCCTGCCTTGCCAACCGCAAACTGATTTTCATAGCACGGGAATACTCCCGATTCAACTTTTGCCATAAAATTACTTCCTTTCGTAATAAAATTTAGCCTCAATGACCTGCTCATACACACCCTTGTCGTCTGTTCCCACATCAACGGGTTCTTCCGTGAGCAGTTCGATTATATAGATTTTGTGTTCCTTAATTTCAACATTTTTAATGTCGTAAAGCGTTTCGTAAAGTCTGCGTGCAAACTTCTCGGTTTCTCTTGCGTTGTCGGTGTAATGGATAAGCAAAGACACGCTTATTGTATCGTAGGTACTTTCACCGCCGATTGCCCTTGTGGGTGTTCCCGACTGCTTTAATGAATACACACCGATTGACCTATCCTGCTTGTTGTCAAGCTTGCCAATGTAATAATGCTCGGCTGATGTAACGCTTTTGAGCCAATCTCTGATGTCCGATAAGTAAATCAAAGTCCTGCTTCCTTTCTGTATAATCTTGCAAATGCCCGACTGCAAAAATTATGTCTTGTACCGCCTTCAAGCCACGGTGTGAGCCATTTTCCGCCGGCGGCAATGTTTTCCTCACGGCTGAAATTATATTCGGGGTGAAAATACAACCTTCTTGCATACGGAGTGCTTGACACGATTTTCACCGTGCCGTTCTGGATCTGAGCGTAATCGACAAAGGTATTTTCGTTCTGAAGGTTACCCGTATCAAACGGCATTACCTGTGCGTTTTTCACCTGTGTGAGAAGTGCGTCACCTGTCTGTTCAAGAGCCTGTTGCTTTGCCTTATCAAGCTGTTTTACAACAGGCATGTTGAGTTTGATTTTTGATGATACCGAAAATCCCATTAAATCACATCCAATTCCGTAAAATTAACTTTGCCGTCGGGGTTGCGGTGTTTTGTACCCTGTACGATGTTTCGTTTTATGCCGTCAAGGATTACAAAGCCACCGCTTAAAGTGGGGCTGTCGGGAGCAATGTCGCCGTCAAAAAGCAAGACAGCCGACGCCTGAACAATTTTCTGTTCTTTGGTATAGACCGTCTTTGCCTTTGACTGCATATTACACAAGGCAGAGCCACCGTGCAGGGTTGCTGACGGGTACAAGCTGTCGGAGGAATACAGGTTTTTGCACTCAAATGCGATAACAGGAGAGCCGTCTTCGGTAACACCCTCACCGTAGATTGTGACCTCGACAGGAGTTTTGCAGAACTGCTTTTTTACAAGTGACGGAAATTTCACGGTTTTCACGCACCTTTCAGATTGCAGGATAACAAAGTCCTGTTGATTTTAGCAACGCATAGAGGTCGGCAGGAATTGCCACTCCGCTGATACACATTAAATTCCAGCTTGCGCCAAATTCCATTGATGTGCCGTTGATTGAATAGCTTTTCAGGTAGGAAGAAATCATATCGGCATTTTCTTCTTCAAAAGCAGTAAGTCTGCTATGCACTCTGCTGATGATTCTCTTCTGCATTTCCGAAAGTTTTTCAAAATCAATGCGGTTAAAAGTCAGAACATCAATGTGTTCGGCAGAGATAATGCTGTTTTCATCTCCGCCCTGATGTTCAATGTAATCGGCATACATTACGCAACCGCCGTTGTGTCAACATCGGCATAAATGCTGTCAATTTTGCCGTCCTTGCCGTTCGGGAATACGAATGTGTCGGAAAGTGAACGGTTCTGATAGAGCCAGCCGTCACCCTCTGTGTGTGAGCCGGGAGCAAAGAAGTAAATGCTTGAAATCTTCGGAACAGTCTTGCAGGTTTCACCGCAAGCAACAAGAACATTGATTTTGTGAGCGCCTGTTGCAGGCTCAAAACCGCCGTCATCGGGGTTAAAGTTGAAGTTATCGTAGAAACGCTCATCGTCAATAACCTCGATGATAGGGCAACCGTCAATCTCGGTCACTCTTGTTTCAATGCCGATACCGCCCTCTGCAATCTGTGTAAGCTCAATCTTACGAGTGAACTCTGTTGACTGTTCAAGGCAGTCCATAATGTGAGATGTCACATAGGCAACAAGTGTGCCTCTTGCCTTGTATCTGCGGAGCTTGCCGGCAGAAAGAATTGTTTTGAGCTTTGAATAAGCGTTCTCCTTAGTCCACTCCGATGTCTTTGTTGAAGAATGGTAGCCGTCTGTTGCCTGAGCCTTTGCTGCAACCTTTGAGAAGAAAAGTGCGTCTGTTTCGGGAGCAACCTGTGTCTGCTCAAACACCTTTGAAATATTCTCAACCTTTGCGGTTGCGTTAGTTTCATCAACATCTGCCTTGTCAACGAGAAACTCAATATCACGGTCGTGTTCGCAGGTGAACGGAACATCGGTCTGAACATATTTGCCCTTGTTCCAACCGCCGTTGCGATTGTGGTTCTTAAAGCCTGATGTACTCATCTGTGTGAAGTGGAAAGTTCTTGCGCCAACCCACTTTACATTTGAAGTGATGAATGGTGATGTGAGTGTACCCTGAACAAGAATTTCGAGCAGATCAGGGCTGAACTGCTCGGCATAGTTATTTGTGTTTGCCATAATTTTTCAATCCTTTCTTTGGTTAAATATTAAATCTGTTCCATTTTTTGGTAGGAACATTTGCCTTTGGTTTTGTACCATCCGATGTACCGTTGCCGTCACCGCCGATTTTCTTAACTCCTGTGCCGTTCTCGGCAGGTTTGCCCTTGAGTGCGGGGATATCGTCAAGCACCTTTTTAACAGCCTCTGTCAGCTTTTCCGCATTGACCTTGCCGTCTGTCACAGCCTTTGAAAAGTCTGCAATTTTAAGCACATAAGGAACTGTTGCAATGTCAACGCCCTGTTTTACGGCTTCGAGGGTTGCCGATTGGTTGACTTCTGCCATAAGCTTTGCGTTGTTTGCAGATTCAACTTCCGACTGCATTTTTGCAAAGTCGGGAGTGTTCTTGGCTTTCTGCTTTTTAAAAGCACCGATAGCCTCTTTCATCTCATCGGCTGACAATCCCTGTTCCTTAAAATATGACTTCAAAACGGTGTCCTCTGTCACGCTCTGTTTGCCTGTAATAAGGCTTGCGAGCTTGTCATAATCAAAGGCAGGAGCGTTTCCCTGCGGTGTTCCCTGCGGTGCAGGTGTCGGTTCATTGGGGGTTGGTGTTGGATTTGGTTCTGCCATTTTTTCATATCCTTTCAGTTTTTCGGGTGTCTCCCGTAATCAGTTTATAGAGTGTCTCTCTGTTTCAGTTTTGCACGGTGTCTCCCGTAGTTTAATGTCTTCGGACAATAAAAAAGCACCTTACATATTCGTAAAGTGCTTAATCCGCTTTTTCTGTTTTTTCTGTTTTAACTGCTTTGGCTCTCGGCTTTTTGGGAGCGTCAGGCTTGACCTCTTCTGCAAAACCGCCGTCAATGAGTTCCTTTGCTCTCTGCTCGGAACATTCAAAAACTTCATTCACAGGTCGGGTTACATAACCGTTCTGCCTGTCATTAAATGCTGTTGTTACTCTGATTTTCATTCTGTCACCACCTTTCTAAACCGGTCGAAATCGACGGGTTTAAATGCAAAAAGCACCCTATAATCAACATTGCTGTCGATTATAAAATGCTCAATTCGTAATTTTATGCTGTTTTTGTGAATTGCATATAACAAAACCGCCCTTTTTACGGAGCGGTTAGATTATGCCACTATCTTTTAGATATTGCATTTTTTGTTTCTCTCTAAGCTTACTGTAAAGTGCTTCAGCATCTTTAGCTTCTTGTGGAGCATCTTCACGCAAAGTGACATTTAAACCATTTGTTACAAGGTACGGCTTAAACGCATTCCATAGAGATTTTTGTTCTTCAGTTTGTATCAATCTCATACCATCATCACCCTAAAAGTTTGCTGACTCTGTACTCGTTATACACTTCATCCATAGCTTTATCTTTTAAGCATTCAAAAGCATACTCACTTATATCCTCTATATTATAACCGTTATTTATCAATTTTTCAACCTTTGGAGCATAAATTTTATTAAGGTAATCGCAATATTCAAAATAATCGTTAATACTTCCGAATTTTGCTCTGTAATTTTTAGCGTCTTGCCAATGAATCAGTTCGTGCAGAATTGTACTCAATCCGTCTTGCGGACAAGCCAAGTTTTCTTGTAAATCTGACAAATCACTTGTTGAAAAGTATGCTGAATTGACATTTAGAACATTTTGCATTGGCATATATGAAGCAATAGCATTTACTCGCATTTCTTCGGGAGTGACAATACAAATTTCAGGCTTTCCGCTTGTTTCAACCTCTCCGAGCATATCAAACGCTTTTCTCACTTGCATATCAAAATTATGAAGTTCTTTTCGTTTTAGCTTTACCTTATCTGAAATATAAACATTATCACACAATGTATTTGCCTTGTGGGTATCAATTGTAATTGTTTCGCCCTCAATTTTGCGTTCAAAAGTTTTTGATATATCTTCTTCAAAAACAGGTCTGTAATATTTCTGTTCATTGGTGTTTAGTGAGAATTGCTTTGTCTTTTCTTCAAGCGTATTCGCCCTATCGTGCCACTCATCGGCTCGGGTTTGGGCAATGCGTTTATTGTCCTCGTCAAGACTGTATTCGGCACGGCGGTCAAAGCGTTCTGCCTGTCGCTGTGCATACTGCTGTTTTTCCTCAATTCCTCGCTGACGGTCAAGCTCTTTGATTTCATCTTCAGACAACGGTGCGTCCAAATCATCAAGTTCAGGATAATATGTACTTGTGCTGTCCTTACATCTCGGATGAAACAAACCGTTCTTGATTGCGGTTGAGAGAAGCGGATAGTTTCCGTCTGACTTTTTGCCGTTTGAATACACATCGTCAATAAACACCTTGCCGATATATTTTGCACAATCGGGGCAACCGCCCTGTCTTGAGTTCACAACAACGAGGGATACTCCCCATTCGGCTCGCTTTTCACCCTCACCACGCAGATAGGCTCTTTTGTTGGCTGTTTTAACCGCCATATCCGCATAATCCGAGAGCGTGTGCCTTGCACCGTTCTTGTATCCCACACAATTAAGACCTGCGTTGAGCATATCTTTGCAAGCTATATCAACGGCTTTTTCGTATGTAACCGCACCCGTGTTCATTGCAACCTGTGCGTTAAAAATCGCCTTGCGGTACTTGTCGTTGCTCATACGCAAAACCGCCGTTTCTGCCCTCTTTAAATCGTCTGTGGTCGATTTTATGAGTGCGTCAAGTTTACGGTCATTCATCTTAAAAAACTCGGCTGTGCTGTGTGCTGACGGCTTTTTCGGGGCTTTGAAACCGTCCTTGACAGCTTCAAGAATTTCTGCCTCCTGACTTGCATTTCCGTCAGCTTTGGCGGTGCGAATCATCTCTTCAACCTTGCTGTTAATGGTTTTGAAACGCTTGCCGAATTTCTTTGCGTTGTGCTTGCGGTACTCTTCAAGACTTTTGAGCTGTTCAGCCTGCCATTGTGTCCAGTTGTAACCCTCTTTGGTTTCTTCGGCTCTGTGACGGCTGAAATTGCGCATCATGCTGTCGATAAGCTCGTTTTCAATTCTCTCAAAAGCCTCTTTAATGTTGTAATCACTCATTGCTTACTCATTTGCTGTCATCGTCCTGATTTGCGATATCTTCGGGTTTATCGGGTTCATTGCCCGTGTCGGTAAGGTCAACATCATCAAATGGAGAAGTTTCTTCTTCGCCTGCGATGCCCTGTTCTTCCTTAATTCTCTGCACCTCTTCGGCTTTCCAATCCTCCGACTTGCTGTCGCCGTAAAGCTCGTCAACCGAGGTTTCAACTGACATCAAACCGCCCTGTCTTGCTTTTGACACGGTTTCAACCTGACTTTCAAAGCTCGGATTTGCATATTCGCCGAAGTTTACGGACACTTCCAAGCCCTCAACAATACCATTGCCGTTAAGTTCACCGTCTGCATTGAGTACAACTGCAACAAGGCTTTGAAGTGCGTTCTGCGTAATTTTCACAAGGTTCTGCCTTGTGTAAAGGGTTGTCTTTTCCTTTTCACGCTGAGCATCTGCATTATCAAGCTTCTTCGTATCAATGCCGAGAGTTGACGGCGATATAATGCCCTGTAAGCAGAGGTCGAGAGCAGTAATGTATGAACTCAAATAGCTTTCGTGCTGAATCTGCGGACTTTCGGTGTAAATCCTGTTGCCGTTGCCGTTTTCAGACATATCGTTGCCCACGGTGATAAATCGGTTGTCAAACGGATTTGGCGATATCGGCTGACAGGTTTCGGGATTTCTCGGAACAAGGCAATCAGGCACATACTGCTTTGTTCGGCAGGCTCTGAGTGCGTCCATCCACTGTGACCACACTTCATCAAGGCTGTCGAAAGCGTCTGTTTTTATGCCGATAATGCCCGCACCTCTGCCCTTGTGGCACGATTTGCCGTAAAGGACAGGTACAGCCCACATATATGATTCGCCAAATGTAACGCCCTTTGAATCAATCCACGAAAGAGCGTCAACCGTGTGCAGGTCAATCTCTTTGCCGTTGTCATTGTACAAAGCATAGTGAATATAGCCGTAACCGTATGTTTCTTCAAAACGGTAACGGCGGTGTTTTTGCGTGTAATCGGTGTAAAACTTAACCTCTCGGATTCTGCCACGCACATATGTAAAGTCGATGTTTTCGGCAGGATACCATTCAACAATCGGAACATCTGATACAGCCGTGTCAAAACTGACCTTAAAAGCACCGTCACCAACAACACATAGGTCACGGAGCATTTGTTTAACCGTGTCGGATAGCTTGTTCTGCTTTTCAATGTCTTCCCAACGCTCTGCATAAGCGGTTGAATTTTTACTTGTAACATCTGTGCCGTTGTAGTCGGCAATTACGATATTCACAAGCGTTTCGCAGATGAGTGCCGGCAAGCCCGTGTGTATTTTACGGATTTCAAGCCCCTCTGTACTCTTTGCCGCCCAAAACATAGTTTTGTTTGTATCAATCTGCCTGTACAGCTCCGCAAGCTGTCTGCTGTTGCCCCAATACCAAATGCGATTGATAAAGCACTCGGTCAGATGATTGCTTGTTTCGGTGACGGTAATTGTTTTGTCGCTTGCAGGAGTAATCTGCAAAAAGTTTTTAATTCCCAATCTGATAGATTCAGCCATTCTGTTAATCAGCCCCATTTATTTCACTTCCAATAATATTTTTAAACGGCAACCACGCATATTGACCGCTGTTAATGCAATGGTCGTGACCGTCCTCGGGTGTGTTGTCTTTATCCTCTCGCCAGCTGTAAATTTCAAACTCGGCAATCGTGTTTTTACAATGTTCAAGCACAAAATAACAGTCGGTGGCAAGCCAGCCGAGTACAAGATTGATTCGGTCGATAATCTTCGTTTTCTTCCATGCATTTGCAAAGTCATAGACATAGCCGTGCTGTCGCTTATACTTTTGAAATTCGATAATAGTCGCTTGGTCGGCGCTGTCAATAAAAGCCGTGCGTGCAAAGCCCCATTCATCACGGTTGCGGTCAAGAAAATCAATAAAATTCTTCACCGTGTCACTCGGGGCAATAGGCGTTTGCATTTCAGCGTTGTTATAAACTCTTTCATCAAGCTGAACACACTTGCCGTGATTGGTAATGCCGTAAAATGTCATTGCGATAGTGTCAGGCGACTTTTGCGAATAGGCGGTATCAAGACCTGCGGTGAACTGAACAAAGTGTTCCGACTTGCGGTTACAGTTCAAAAACTTTTCTGCCCACTCTTTTGATTTGATGTGTCTTGTCCTCTCAAAATTCGGGAACACAAGTCCTGTTGCTCTGCCACGCAAACCTAAGATTTTATTTTTATAGAGCTTTGTACCTTTCGGTGCAGAGTTCTTTTTCTTTTCAATCTGTTCGGGTGTAAGACTTAAATTATCGGCAAAAGAAAAGAACCAATACCGCCAATTCGGTACAGGTTCTTCGGTAAGCTCCGCCGTAATCTCGGGAGGAACATCGTTTTCATATTTTTTAAAAGGACGGGAGCGGTTGACAAACTCCTTATACACAGGCAGGCTCGGATCATCGGGATTCAGCGTTGCAAGCATATAGTCATTACGGGTTGACATCTCTCGGATGAACTCGATATCGGCGGTGTTGATTTCGTCAATATAAACGCACCCAAACTGCGCACCGAGAACCATTTCCCACTTATCCCGACTGCTGTAACCGAGAATATAGATGATTTTGTCCTCAAACTTGATATGCGGCAGCTTGTAATCCTTGTCGCCGTTGCCACAGTAAACTGCGTTACGGTGCAGGTCGAGAATACCGTTATCCTGCTGAATAATCGTTTCTTCGGCTTTACCCGTTGTTTTGGCGGCAATTGCGTGAAGCTTCTTCGGCGACTGCGACACCATTCGCATAAACTTAACGCCTGCTCCGACGGTAGTTTTGCCGGACGCTGTAGTTCCTTCAAGAAATTCAGCCGACACATTTGTTGTGTTGATAAAGTCGATATACTTTTGTGACAACGGGAATTTGTTACTCACTCAATCCCTCACCACCCAACTGTCTGAACACATCGGATAGCTTTTCGGACTGCTCAACCTTTGCGTCAACATTAAGTTTATCCTTGAAAAGGCTATATACTTTACCTAACAACTCGGCCGCTTTGTTTGCGTCGGATATTCTTGTTGGTATCGTTACTATCTCCGGCACTTCGCTTTTAATTGTATGTTTTCGTATTGTACCATTTTCATCAGGTTTGTATGTTGACTCTTCCTGACTGACTGTTACAACAACGCTTTCTTTCTTTTCACGTCTCATAACTGCAGTAAGGTATTTCAGAACCTCATCTTGCTGAGCAATTAGTTTTGATTCTTTTTCAGATAATCTTTTGTCTATATATTCCCTTATGTTGGGTTTTGCCAAGTTTTCACTTGCTATATTATTTGCGTTCTTTTTTGAATATCCTGCCCTTATTGCGGCTTGTGTTGCATTAAGGTCAACTAAATATTCATCGCAAAATCTTTGTTGCTTAGCTGTTAGCATAGCCATAATACAACACCGCCTTTCACGCTAACACAAAACCGCCCTCAAAAGAGAGCGGTCTGTGCAATTTTTTAACTTAGGAAAGTTTCGCATATGTCCTGTTTGTCAAACTTTCATAATACCATTATACGCAGGGTAAGGGTGACATTCAATGACATTTCAAAATAATTTTACGAGAAATTGAACTTTTTTCGGAACGCCTGTAACGCTTCGCCGTGCAATCTCAGGGTATGCCTTACGCTCATTTCCATACTCTCGGCAATATCCTCCCACCTCTGACAATTTATGTAATACTCGGTCAAAATTGCAATGTAACGGTAATCGTCAAGTGCGTTGATTTTACTGCGGATTTCAGTTTTCAACCGCACAAGATTGTCGATTTCCCGATTGATTTCAGTCTGCAGGTCTGCAATCCTGTCAACAATCCGCATAGGGTCATTCACTCCCGATGTCTTAACAGGCTCGTTCTGCTTAACCGATACCTGTGCAATATTCAGCCTAAGTTTCGACAGCTCGTGTTCTTTCGTTCTGATCAGCTTATCCGAAACCCTGACCGAATATAAATAATCTTTAACCGTCAATCCGTATCACGCTCCTTATTCACCTTCAACCAAAATAGTATTCCAACGCTTTCTGCCATAATATCTCCATTGGATATGACCGTCTGCAATTCGTACTTCGACATTTTCGAGATTGTCAAAGTTCATTATTCTTTCTCTAACGGCAATTTTGTTTCTCTCCGAAATATTATCGAAATATGCCCAACGGTTAATTGTATTGTCTATTTGTTCGATACTCCATTCAAGATCAGTCAAGCTTGCTACTCTTTTCCATTCTGCACGATGGACATCAATAAGTTTTTGAGCCCCTTCATATGTTTTGAACACTTCGCCGACTGGTAAACTGATATGGTACGGGTGGTGAGGTTCGTTGAAGTAAGAACGAACAAGTCTATATCCGCTATTACCACGACAATAATCAACCTCTATGTGGCTGTAGTCACGATCTTGGACTTTTACATATATACCTTCTTTTATTGCAGTTGCAATATCTTCTGCTTTGTAAGGATTCAAGTGTTTTGCAATTTCGGGCAACGGCTCAACAGTAAGTTGAAAAAAATCATAGTTTTCTTTTTTGAAAAAATCTTTAGGTATCTTTTTCCAATGTGTAGGCGTCTCGAATTTTTCATAAGGAACACCATTAATAAACCGTGTGTCCATGAAATCGTATAACTGAATACAAATTTCGTGTGTATAGTGTTCTTCAATCGTGCCAAAACCAATCGTCCATTTAGGTTCTTTTTTCTTGACGAAAAAGACAACTGCACCAATCGGAATTTCTTTTCTGTTTATATTTAGTTTATGATTCTCAGAGTAAATGTTTGCCTCTTCTGGAAGGACTTCAGTTATTCCTGATATCATTTTTATCTACCTCACTTTCAAGCCAATGTTTCGTGCAGTTTGTCATTGTTTTCATGCTCCTTTAATTTTTCGGTTATTCTTTTGGTTAAGCCGTTTTCGTTGGTTAGGCATTCTAAGGCTTGGAGGGCATTGATTACGGTTTGCTCGTTGGTTTGGGACTGATACATCTTACGGACGAAGTCGGCGCTTTTCTTTACATTATCCATAATTCTTTGGGAGAGCATACGGTATTCGTCTGCGTCGTTTCTGTCACGCTTATACTCCGTTCTGAGCTTGTCCTGCCATTCAAGGCAGATGTTTATGTCCCAGCCTTTATGACGGTTGTTGTAGCCGACCTTTGCAAGTCTTGAAAAGTATTTATATTCGGGCGGAGGAAAGGCTGAGTAATCAAGCTGACCGTCAATTGCTTTATCTTCAAGCTGTTCAAACACCTGTGGATTGTTAAAATCATATTTTTTCATATTACCTCCTGCGGAGGCTTGTGGTGGGTTTGGTGCGATTTTAAAGAACCCTTTCTATATATAATATTAGTTTATTTTTCTTATACGAAAGGTTAGAAAAACCCGTAAACCCTCCTCAAGCTACCACACTAACAATCTTTATAAATTGAAATTCCGTTGAAATAATTGAAATTTCTTCCCTTTACTTTTTCAAATCGTTTGGCAAGCTCGGTGCTGAATTTGGTATTTGACATACAATATTCGTTGTTATCCCCTGCCCAGCTTGTATAGGCAGCATAGAGCGTGCTTGCCTGAACCGAACCCTCTAACACACATCTGTCCTCGATAAATGCGGAAATAACATCCATTTCACGCTTGTACTCTCTCACGCTTTGAAGAACGGCAGACGGCATTTTCAAGCCCTCCTTCTGCCACAAAATACAGCCGTCAATACACCATTTGAAAATTGCGGTCATTTCGGCTTTGAGCTTATGCGTAAGGTTCTTATCAACCTTATCCTCGGGAATCTGAACATTGAACGGTATCATATGTATTCTTCGCCATATGCCCGTGTCGGTGCCTCTGATAATTGGTTTATGGTTTGTCGCCATCCACAGCTTGAACTCGGGCTTGAACTCAAATTCCTCGCTGTACAGCTTTCTTGCCGTTACGGTATCGTCACCCGTAAGCTGTTTGAGAAGTCCCTCGTTAATTCGCACGCCCTCGTTCGGCTCAACCGAGGTGACAAGTCTTGCACCCTTTAACCGTGCAATGTCGCTGTTTATGGCACTGCTCTGAGAGTTTCTTACCATAATTGTTTCAGGCTGAATGTTTGCGGCATAATCGCCGAATACATCACGGATAACATCAATGAATGTACTCTTGCCGTTTCGTCCCGTGCCGTAAAGGAAGAATGCGCATTGCTCGGCTGTTGAGCCTGTCAGACTGTAACCAACCGCCTTTTGAATGTAGCGAATAAGCTCCTTATCGCCTGCAAAAATATCATCAAGAAATGCAAGCCAACGGGGACACTCTGCCGTTTGAGAACAGTCAACCGAAGTAATCTTTGTGAAATAATATTCGGGATTATGCGCCCTCACTTCGCCGTTTTTAAGGTTGATTATTCCGCTTGGGGTGTTTAATGCCATACGGTATTTATCCATTTGTGCCGGAAGTACGGGGATATGGTGTTCAACCTCGTTGAGCATTGCTTTTTTTGATTTGTTGGAACGGCTTACTTTCATATGCTTTTCAAATGCTTTTGACATATCTCCGCCGTTCTCCTCATCAGCTTGCAAGTACAGCCTTGCTTCGGCTTTCATAGCCTCAACGCTTTTATCCGCCATTCGCAAAACTACCCCGATATTGTCAACACACCACTTCATTGAATTGTAGTAATACCACTTTTTCTCAGTGTAACAATACCTTACATTATCGCCGAATAAATCAACGAACCTGTCGGCATTGCCCATATCGTCAAAGGTGTAGGCACGCATTTTTTCTTCGTCAACCGCTTGAACAGCCTTGCCCTCACCGATTGAAATTGAATAATCGTTATGCTGTTTTGGGTTATAGGTCTGTGTACAGCCCGACACAGCCTTTTGCAAGGTTATAATGCCGTAGGTTGTACCCGACTGTTTTCTGTCCCACTTGTCACGCATTAAGCCTGATTGTCTGAAAATCGAATCCATTTTGTCGGTATCGCAACCGCACCAGAACGCAAGCATATTGCAAAAAGCCATATCCGCCTCGCTCTGTGACGAGTAAGCCGAAAAATCACCGCTGTACAGAGCCTTGAAAAGGCTTCCGTTCTTAGCGCTGCAGGCGATTCTGACAATATCGTCAACGGTGTTCGGATTGACCTCAATGTTACGGAGCTTAGGCTGTGGCTCTGTTGCCTTGCCGAGATATTTTGAATGCAGCGGCTTTATGCTTTCGGTGCAATCGTTTATGTACGCATATGCAGAGCAGTAATCGCCTGTCACTACGAAGAATCTGCCGTTTTCGTACATTTCAAAACCGCCCGAATCATTCTTCGCCTTTCTTCTGCCCTCGGGAAGAGTTCCCTTGCAGATTATGTGAACACCTGTCTTACTCTGCGAAAATTCGGTGTAGCTCTGCAAAGTGTTCACAAACTCGCTGATTATGTTGTCAGCTCCGCCGTTTTGGTAGTCCTGAATGTCATTCGGCATATCGTCAAGGTCAACACCGAAAAACGGTGAATTTGAGAACATAAAGCCTATACCCGAATATTTGGCAGATTCTCTGACTGCTGTTTCAAAGTCCGACCAAGTGTCCGAGTTATTCGGCATTGCAAAGCCACCCGTTCTTGGATTTATCGGCTTCTTTGAAATTCCGCTGTGTGATTTCGGATCTGGATATGACTGCCAGCACACCCAGTTTTTGTGACCTTTCAATTCCTCGGGAACTGCAAAATATTTATTTTTATTTGGGTTTAAATTTGTAAAGCCCATTTTTTCACCTCCATATATAAGGAAAAACACGGTGAAAATTGCACTGCTTTATGCAATTCCCGAAGAATTTTTTTAAAATCAGAACGGCAAATCATCGTCAATCGGCATATCAACAAAGCCCTGATTTGTAGGCTGAGCAGACGCATAACTCTGCTGTGGCTGTGCATAGGCTGTAGCTGTATTGGTTGTCGTCTGCTTTGGAATATGCTTTACAGTCGGATATTTTGTAGGATTTCTCCAGCTTACTCGCTCCTGTGTTTTTCCGTTGTATTCTTCGTGCTTTATAGTTACACGCAACGGCTTATTGACAAGCTCACCGCAGAACTGCTCAAGGCTGTCGTACTCCTTGCCATCGGGAAGTCCTGCCGCCTTGCCGAGTGCCATAATCTGACCATAGCTGTATCCCTTGACCTGCAAGTCTGCGTTTGTAGGCTCTTTCTTCTTCCACAATGTATCAAATATATATCCGTTTTTATAGTTCTGCTCAACATCATTTCTGATTACCATTGAGATGTTCAGATTTTCTTTGCCATTCTTTGTTACTCTCTCCTCAACCTTAGCGATAAGGCACTCATAATCACCCTCAGGCTTGATTGAACTGCCCTGTGTTGCTTCGTTCCAGTTTGATTTAAAACCCATGATTATTCCTCCAAAATTAATTTAATTGCCTCATCGGCACTTCTGCACACTCCTGCAACAGCGCCGTTGAGTTTCATCATCTGTATAAATTTCTGTTGTTTTTCGGTAGGTCTGCCCTTGGGAGTTTTAACCTCGATAAAGACTGCTCTTCCGTCTGATTTTCTGACACCGAACAAATCCGAAAATCCGGGCGGAACTCCCGTGTTGAAATATCTGCCGTCCTTTGTAAAGCCTGCACCTACATTTATACGGAAAATATCGCAGTACGGTGCAATTGCAATACGGATTTTGTTCTGAATTGCGTGTTCTTCTGTCAAGCTATCATACCTCTCTTTCGTGCCTGAAAATATGCCCAGCCTGTTTTGTAGCCGTGGCTTTTTGCGTATGCAAGCAAGTCCGCATAGCTGTGGCAATCATCGGGTGTGCTGAAATCAAGCTTGAATCCCTCAACCTTAATGAGCTTTGCGGTGGTATCGGTTTCAACGGTTCTTTCGGCTGTCGGGAATACATAACCGCAATGCGGACACACGGCTTTCTGCCCTGCCGGCGGTGCTGAAAATGTAAAGAAACATTCGGGACATTGTCTGACCTTTTCCTCCTGTTCCTTTTCGATTTTTTTAACACTCAGCTTTTTGCGTTTTTCAAGCGTCCATTCTCGGTCGTCATCAGGCATTCCGTGCCTTGCATAGTTGCCCACATGGTCAATGATTACCGCCCTTTTGTTTGGCTTATAACGCATACACCGCATTGACTGCTGAATGTAAAGCGTAAGGCTGTGAGTAGGTCGGAGCAGAATTGTACATTCGCAGTCAGGCACATCAAAGCCCTCTGAAATCAAATCCACATTGCAGAGGATTGTAATTTTGCCGTTCCTGAAATCGGCTATAATCTGTTCTCTCTGTGCCTTTGGAGTAGCTCCGTCAATATGCCTTGCGGATATACCTGCGTCACAAAAAGCCTTCGCCGTTGCAAGACTGTGCTTTACCGAGGAACAGTAACAGACGGCTTTCTTACCGTCTGCAAGCTGTTTGTAATATTTGATAACATCACCGAACACCGTGTTTTTAATCATTGCCTTTTCAATATCCGCTGTTACATATTCGCCCATTTTGGTGTGCAGTCCTGTAAGGTCGGCAACACTCGGAGCATAGTAATCATACGGGGCAAGGCAGTTATGTTTGATGAGCCATTTTGTACTCACCCCGATTGGTCGTTGACATCGCCCAAACCGTCACCGTTTAATCGGACAGGTGTTGCGGTGACGCCAACCCTCGGAACATCCGAAAAATGTTCGTAAATGCGTTTGTAGCTTTGTGCAAGGCTGTGATGATTTTCGTCTGTGATGATAAGTGCGGGTTTTGGCAGTTTCTTCAATCTTCGTGTAAAGGTCTGCACCATACCGATTTGGCACAAATCCATAAGCACACCCCAGCGGACAAAGGTTCTGGATATTTGGTCAACAAGCTCTCTCCTGTGAACAAGGAACAGCACCCGTTTCCCGTTCCAAGTTGTTCGTCTTGCAATTTCTGCGACAATGCAGGACTTTCCGCCACCGCAACCGAGAACTATGCAAGGAGCTTTGTAACCCTCTCACCAAGCCTGTCTTACCTGCTCAACAAGGTCATTTTGATACGGTCGAAGTTGCATTGTCTGCGTCCTCTCTCTGCTTTTCCTGTTTCTTCTGCTTTATCAGCTTTGCAACACACTGCATACAAAGTTGTCTGCCGTAATTTTTTGTTGTGCCGTCAATGATCTGTTTAACGGTGCGTTTGCCGTCCGAAAGTATCGGTGCTTTGCACTCATCACAATACTGTTCGGGTTGCATTGAATAGTATGTTCTCAATGCTTCATCAACAATTTTAAGGTCATTTGATATGTACATTGAATCAAACAAGCCTATCGGACTTTTACAGGTATCGTTACCGTCCGTTTGTGTTGCAAAAAGATACTTGCCGTCAACGACAACAGTTTTTAAAACCGTGGTAAACATTCCCTCGACCGAGATTTTTTCGTCAAGCAATTTGCCGATTGTTTTGGCTTTCTGTCTGCCGTTTTCGTCGGTTTCAATATGGCTGAGAAAATAAACAATCGTGTCATTCGGGAGAGTTTCGACCTCTTTTACAAGCTCCCAAAAATTTTTACCGATATCGGTAAACTTCTGAAAGCCTGTTTCCTTGGCTCTTCTCATATACTCGTTAGCCATGAGATACTGTGCGTCATCAACTGCAATTGACTTGCATTTCTGCTTTTTGATAAAGTCCTCAATATCAATGTAGTTGTCGGAATTGATTGAAGAAGTAAATTTTGTTCTGAACGGGAGTGATTTTCCGTTTACATTCACAAGAGCCAGTTCATTTGCTTTGAAATTTCTTAAAGAGGCAGATTTTCCGCTGCCTGAATATCCTAAAACCAATATAGGTAATCCCATAAATAACACCTCACTTAATACTTAACGACTGCTTGGCTTCCATATGTACAAAGGGGATTTCTTCGCCCTTTTTGCAGAGAGCCTTGACATCATTCTTTTTCACTTCGGGCATACTGTACTTTAAGAGGTGGTCAAGGTTGTGTTCCTCCGCCCACTCAACAAATGAAATTTCATCATCAATAACAAGGCTCGGAGCGTTCTTTTTAAGCGACATAACCGCTCTCGGCATATCAATCTTCTGTCTGCCGAGTGCCTGCATTGACTTAAACAGATAGGTTTTAAGGCTCTCCGCCTGTTTTTCTTTTTGTGACTGTCTTTTTGCAATTGCCGCCTTTTCGGCTTTAAGCATTTTAGCCTCGGCAAGAAGCTGTTTGTAGTAGATTGCAATGCTCTCAGCTTTCTCGTCAAATTCGCCCTCAATACCCGTAAGAGTGTCAAACCACGCTGTCAACATCTTGTTGCGGTATGCGTCCACATTGGCAATGATATTGCCGTCATCATCAATCGGCATTCCGTCTGCATTCGTATCGGGTTCCCATTCGTTGATAGCGTCAAACTGATTAAATAAATCCGAGTACATCTCGGTAAGCTCATAAAGTTTCATTGTTGCTCCCCCTTAAAGATTTATGTTTTGTGTGGCAAGTGCCTCTATTAAATGTTCAACCTTGCCTTTGAAAAATTCCTTGTCCTGTGACTGCTTGGCGAAATCGAGCATACGGACAAAGCTGTCATATGCAATTGAAAAATATGCCTTAAAGACATCCTTGTCATCTGATGAACCGTCGGCAGTCTGAACATTTTTCAGCCTTTCTTCATACTCCTCTTTCTGTTTGCGAAGAGCCTCCTGTTTTTCGTCCTCAAGCTGTTTTCTGACAATTTTTTCGTTATTGCGATACTCTTCTTCGAGTTCGTCATAATGCTTAATGTTCTCCCTTTCCAAAGCCTTAATCGTTTCATTGAGTCTGCGTTCATTGTCGCTCGGCTCTGCAACGGCAACTTCGATAGGACGGTTTTCAAGCTCCTGAACTTTATTTGTCAGCTTAAAATTTTTGTTCTTTTCCTCTGCAAGCTGATTTTCAATATTGCGATAGCTTTCTTTTGAAGTGTCCGCCTGCTGTTTGTAATAGTCGGCGTCTTTCTTAGCGTTATTGAGCTGTCGGCAATAGTCAATGCTCTTGTCGGTTGCCTCCTGCTTTTCGTCCTTCAGCCTGTCAATCTCTGCCTTTAACTGCTTGACCGTTGTGTTTTCAAGGTCAAGCTTTTCGGCGATTTCAGCCTGTTCGGGTTCGCTTATGGTAGCAAGCAACATCAACTTACTTTTGCTAATTTGTCCAAACGTTTGGACATTTTCAGGATTTATTTTTTCTACAATAGAAATATAGTTATATGCGTTACTGCGTTTCATGCCTACTTCATTCTCGCAGTAGTCCTCAAAGTTCTGATATCCAAGCTCCTTGTACAGCTTGTTGTCACGCATTGTTTTAAGTCCGTTGCACATATCCCATATGTTCTGTTGTGCAAGGTTAGCGCTGACAATTATCTTCTGATGCAGTTCAATTGCCTGCTTATGCTGTTCGCTTACTGTTATTTCTGACATTTTTCAACCTTTCTTCTTGATTTTTTGAGTAAGAAAGGATATAATCAAATTTGTGATATTTGTTATATCCTTGCTATCCGTTGAGGCTTTGCAGAGCTTCAGCGGATTTTTCTTTTTTAGTTGACATTTGAAACACCCATACATTCAAAATTGAATGCTTCGGATTCAGGCGTTTCAAGTGCTTTGAGCTTGCGTTTTAGCTCTCTGTTCTCGTGACGATAACCGCTTGACGCTGTTTTTTCGAGTGCAAGGTCCGTTCTTGCGTTTCTCAGCTCAATACTGAGATGTCTGTTCTCTGCTCTGAGGTTTTCAATATCTTTGAGCAGCTTTCTGCGTGTAAGTAAATCTTTAAATGCCATTTTGTGTCGTTCCTTTCATTGGGTTTGAACCGAGAATATAATTGAGAAACGGTATTCTCGGAATACGGATAGATGTGCCGACTACAATTACATTGAATCCCAATTTTTCGGGTTCGTCCTTTGCCTGTTCACGCAAGTTTTGCGGAGCAACTCCAATAGCCTTTGCGGCGTCCTCAGAAAGCAAATAGACATCACTGCTATCCATAATTTCTTTGATTTTTTTGTTCATCTGAACTGTGTCCATACTTTCGCCTCCTATTTTTCGTTGGTAATTTTGTCTGAAACGATTTCGACTGATTCAACATCAGCTACGCTGAGAGCCAGCTTGAGCAGTACAACCTCGCTGACCGTTCGTGTTATCTGATAGCTTGTAACATACGGAATTTCTGTTCCGTCAATTTCAAGAAGGAACTTGTCCTTTGTGTCAATAAGTTTAAGTTTTGCCATTTTCTCACCTGCTTTCTGTTTTACCTATCTTGATTTCTACACCTAAAGCCGTTAAGAGCCTGTCGGCATTTTCAAGAGAAATGCTCTTTTTGCCTTTTTCCCAATACTGAATAGCTCTTTTAGTAAAGCCCGATTTCTTAGCAAGCTCGCTTTGTGAAAGACCTTTCTGTTTCCTGCTTTTAAGCAAGATTTCAGCAAATTCATTGATGTGCATTGATTTCACCAACTTTCTATGATATACTATATGTAGTGATGAACGGCAATTCATTACACTATATAATAAAAGGGGTCTTTGCTTATCAAAAAGACAATTTATAACTGCGAATCATTGAACGATGACATTAGTAAGAAAAATCTTGAAATCGAATATCCGTCAGTCTGTCCTATGTGTCACAAATCTGGCGACCCCTCGTATTTAAGCTCCTACTATATTGACGATGAACATACTTCTCCAAATCTTTTCGTTCATTTCTTCTGTCACAATTGTGAAAAGACCTTTTTAGGTAATTATCATATAGGTCCTTATTGTGATATAACTGACCTAAGAGGATTTGAGCCGGTTTATGATGTTGAAGAACGAGAGTTTTCAAAGCACATCAAGGCTTTGTCACCTGATTTTTGTAGCATTTACAATCAGGCTTATGCTTCACAGCAGTATCGTTTGAATGATATTTCAGGAATGGCTTACAGAAAAGCATTGGAATTTTTGGTAAAAGATTATGCCATTTTTCTACACCCTGATGACAAAGAAGCAATAATAAAAGCTCCATTGTCACAATGTATCAATAATTATATTGACAATGGTAAAATCAAACACTTAGCTATGGCTTCTGCTTGGATAGGTAATGACGAAACCCATTACGAAAGAAAGCAGCAGGAATACAATGTTGACGACTTAATCGAATTTATAAATGCAATCGTTTCTTTTATAGATTTTGACATTTCTGCTATGAATGCAGAAAGAATGATAGAAGGTAACTAATTATCCTTATCTGTTGAGAACTTAAAACTAAAATTGAAGAATTCAAGCTGATTGATTGTGTCCTGCAATTCGTCAGCTTGTTTTTTTGCCTTTTTTATAAGGCTTTCAAACTCCTGCAAATTTGTAGCCGATATATTAAGCACTCCTTCATTTGAATAGTTGCCTATCATTTTATTTTTCATCTTCTTCACCTCTTTTCAGCTAAGTCCGTTTAATGGGACTGTGATTGTGGTATTATTGATTGTGTTGTAAATTTCTTTTGCTGATGATATAATTAAGCAAAGGAGCTGATTATATGTGGGTAATAATTAGTGGTATTTTAGGCATTGCAGGCTTTTTAATATCTTTAATAAACCTGATTAACTATTTTGTTTCGCACAAAGTGAATTTGGAAATCACAATGCTTGAATACGCATACAAATTAGGCGTGCAGGGAAAGAAAAGACTTTTCGTTCATTATAAACTTAACAATAAATCGCAACTGCCTATTTCTGTTACCGACATTCAATTAGTTCTGAACGGCATAGAGTACACCGAAGATTACAACACCCACGAAGTTAATTCTTATCATCACAAGGCAAAAGGTGTTGATGAGTATGTTCCGACATACAATGAACATCTGCCTATCAATCTTGAGTGCCTACATTCTCATTCGGGTTACCTCGTTTTTGTAATTCCTGAAGATAATTCTCCAAATCTCGATAAAGGTCTGACTTTTCAAATTCGCACCAATCGGAATAAGGAAGTACAAAAGAAAGTGTCATTGAATGAGGTGGTAACGCTCCGCTCCACTCTACCTTATCAAAAGTATAAAAATCTTTTTCTAAAGGATAAGGCGGAACATAAGGTGCACTGACAGTCTTGGCGACTGTTGGTGCTTTTTCTATGTTGAATAAATTATTAAAAAATCCCATTTTCTCACCCCCTTAGTTTTGATTGCAAGTAACTTTTTAAGTTACTGCTTTTGCAAAAAAAATAGGCATAGGGTCAGTGATGTCAAGAAGTTTCATAAGACATTCAATTTCATCACTGCCAAAAACACCTCTTGAAATCCTGTTACTGAGCGTTTTCGCAGAAATATTCAGACTATCAGCGACATCTTTCTGAGTAAGACCCTTTCTTACCATTGCCGCTTTAAGCTCATTTGTGTTAAGCACCGTTATCACCTCCGTAACTTTTTAGGATACTCTTATTATAGCGACTGTATTGTAACTTGTCAAGATATTTTTTACTATTTTTTAGAAAATATTTTCTTGACAAGTTACTTTTTGCGTTATATAATGATGACAAAGAAGAAATCATAAATAAAAAAGGTGATAGTATGACCGTAGGTGAAAGAATAAAAAAGATAAGACAAGATAATGCTATATCCCAAACTGATCTTGCTAATGCCTGTAAAATCAGCAAACAAACATTATATAAATATGAAAACAACATAATAACAAATATACCTTCTGATAAAATAGAGTTGATAGCTGATTATCTCTCTGTATCACCTGCTCTTATAATGGGCTGGGAAGATAAAGAACAGGCTGTTCCCCTTCCGCAAACAAATGTATTTATGCGACCTGTATATGACAGCATTTCGGCAGGGTTCGGAGTGATAGCTCAGGATGTGCCTGTTGACTATATGCCTACATACATCACTTGCCCCTCAGAACAGGATAAATATATATGGATAAATGTTCACGGTGATTCTATGAGCCCTCTGATTGATGACGGCAGTAAAATTCTTATTAAAAAGCAAACTTCCGTTGACAGCGGTCAGATTGCCGCAGTCCTCGTTGACGATGAAGAGGCTGTTGTTAAAAAGATCCTTTACAACGATAACACCGTTGAGTTGCATTCAGTCAACCCCTACTATCCCCCACGAGTGTTCAAAAATAACGACGTCACCCGTGTTCAAATCCTCGGTCTTGTAAAAGAAGTCAGTAAATCGTTACAGTGAGAAAAGCTGTTTTACTGTAACAGTTAAATTTGTAAAAATATATTGATTTTGTGAATTTGTCGGTGTATAATTATACTCAATTCGTAAAAACAGCCTATTTTTACGAATTGCTTTTCTGATATATGCGTATAATTGTTAAATTACGGCATATAATACTTATTGGAGAGGTGATACATTTGGGGTATAAATCTTTAGATAAGCTGTTTTATTCTGACAAAGAAAATTATGAAAAAATTTACAACGAAAGGTATAAAAGCGAATACGCAGTACACTTAGATTTTCTGATACACGATAACCCTGCTTTTTTTGTGATGATACCCGAATTTATTACGAAAATTCGTGACATTTATAAAACCGATAAGCAAATCAAAACTTTAAGGGATTCATTACCCGAAAAAGCAATTGACCATTTCGCTATCAGATGTTTGGTTGATGAAATTGTAAAGACAAATGATATTGAAGGTGTTTACAGCTCAAGAAGAGAAATTAACAGTGTCTTGTCAGAACTGGAAACAAAGAGCCACGGGAAGCGTTTTATGGGGCTTGTGCAAAAATATCTTATGTTGCAAAAAAATGAAACTATGTCCTTTGACACCTGCGAAGATATCCGCAACCTGTACAATGATTTAGTATATTTTGAAATCGAAGAAGATAACCCGTCTGATTTGCCTGACGGTAAAATCTTCAGAAAAGATTCAACAAGCGTCCTCAGTGCAACGCAAAAAGAACTTCACAGAGGAGTTAATCCCGAAGAAAAAATTATAGAGTGTATGAATAAAGCGTTGGCAATACTTAATGACAAAAGCATTGAGTGTGTTTTCAGAATATCAATTTTTCATTACCTCTTTGGTTACATTCATCCTTTCTATGACGGCAACGGAAGAACATCCCGTTTCATCAGCAGTTACTTGTTGTCAAAAGAATTTGAATCAATTATCGGTTACAGAATGTCTTATTCTATTAAAGAGAACATAAACGATTACTACAAGGCATTCAAGGTGTGTAATGACCCGAAAAACAAGGGAGATTTAACTCCTTTTATAATTATGTTTACCGATATTATTGATGATTCGTTGCACAAGTTGGTGTACGCTTTGGAGAAAAGATTAGAGCAACTGACACATTACGGAAAGTGCATTATCTTTCTGCCTAAAGGCGCCGACGAAAAATATAGTGATCTGTATTTTTTGCTTATTCAGGCAAGTTTGTTTTCCGAAAGCGGAATAAGCACAAAGGAACTAATGGATGTTATGAAATTAAGCAGAAGTACAGTTACAAACAGGTTAAACACCCTGTCCGATTACAGTTTAATAATCAAAAAAACTTTAGGCAATATCCGTTGCTACAGTCTCGACATAGATAAAATAGATACAATAATGGAAGAGATAAATAAATAAAAAAACCGCCCTGACCTGTTGGCGCAAGTCGGAGCGGAAACCACCACACAGGGTGCAGTGATACTACTAAAAGCAATAATATTGTATCACACTCCCCTGAATTTTTCAAGTTTTGAATATCAGGGGATTTTTGCACCCTTTTTTAAGCAAAAGGAGTGTATAAAATGAAACTGCCTAACGGCTACGGCTCTGTTTATAAGCTGAGCGGAAACAGGCGCAATCCGTGGGTTGCCTGCGTGACAATAGGATACAACAAAGAAACACGCAATCAGGAACGCAGAGTTATAGGCTACTTTCCCAACAAGCCGAAAGCTCTGAACGCTCTTGCTGATTACAATCAAAACCCGTTTGATGTTGATTCGGCAAGACGCACTTTTTCAGAAATTCATGAACTTTGGTACAAGGAGTTCATCACCGAAGACACAAATCCAAACACCAAAAGACAGTATAATGCGGCATACAAACAATGCTCAATGTTATACAATCGCAAGATGTCCGATATAAAAATCATTGATATGCAACGGGTTCTCGACAACTGCAACAACGGTTATCAATCGGTTAGGCGAATTAAAATTCTGTTGAACAAAATCTACGAATACTGCATATTTCACGATATGCTCCATAACAATCTTGCAGAAAAATTGAAAATCAATACCAAGTCATATGAAACAAAACGAGCACGCAGGGAGTTTTCGGAAAGCGAAATAAATCTTTTGTGGGAATCTTCAAATCTTGATTCGGTAAAAATAGTGCTTATGCTGATTTATTCGGGAGTGCGTGTGTCCGAATTGCTCGACCTAAAAATTTCAAATGTAAACCTTGACGAACAGACTTTCTTTGTTGAAAGTTCAAAAACCGATTCAGGTGTACGAACCGTGCCTATAGCAGACAAAGTACTGCCGTTTTGGCAGAAATTCATCAGCGATTCTCAATGTGGATATGTTCTGAATAATACCAATGGCAAGCCGCTGAAATACGATAACTTTAAACGCAACTACTGGACACCTCTGCAAAACGATTTAGGTTTAGACCACACCATACACGAAACAAGACACACCTGCATTTCAATGCTTGTATCGGCAAATGTGAACCACACAATCATCAAAAAAATAGTCGGTCACAAGTCGAAAATGGACTTGACCGAAAAGGTTTACACCCACATTAACCCAAAAGAATTGGTGAACGCAATCAACAAAATATAGTCTTATATTATCCTGAATTGTTCATAATTATGTTCCGTAGCTTACATATAGCTAACAAAATCCCCCATTTTCCCCATTCCTATCCCCCTTGCAAGTTACCTGCACCACAGCCGTTTCTTATGTAGGGACGGCTGTTTTGTATCGCATTTTCGGTCTGTTTTATGGTGATTTTCAAAATATTTGAATTAATTTTTAATAAAAAGCGAAAATTATGTTGACAAATCCGAAAATATGGTATATAATGATCAAGCTGTTGTTATTAAACAACATTTCGAGGTGTAGCTCAGTTTGGTAGAGTGCTTGGTTTGGGACCAAGATGCCGCAGGTTCAAGTCCTGTCACCTCGACCAAAAAAGGTGGTTTTTTAACCGCCTTTTATTTTTTGCCAAAATTACTTAAAATGCCTTAAAAGTGGCTTAAACACTGGGTTTTTGAGATTTCAAAAATTCAGTTGAGTAATTTTGAATTAAGTTAAAACAAGATAAAATGCAGTCAAACTTACTGTCATTTTAGTTTGCCTGCCGATTTTGAGAAACAAGATAATATATTTTTAAATTTTATTACACCGCAACACAAAAGATTTTTCTATTATTAAAACAACAAAGAGGTTAAGCAATTTTTTCTAATGCTTAACCTCTTTGTTTTATTTTGTTGATTACAGAGCATTCCCATATCATAATTACCCTCTTCAGGAGTTATAACTTTTCATATAAATACCTTCTTTAATATGTTTATATTGTACCATAAATCCTAACTAAATTAAATACTTTCTTTAGTATAATATTTATTTTTAGCATAGAAAAAGAGGGTTCATAAAGAACCCTCTCTTCCCAATAATTATTTTAAGGATTTATACTTGCTATCGAATTTAATTATCTGTACTCGTAGTGACCGCCATCTTTAACCTTTTCATCATAAGGTTTTACCCATTCCTTCTTCTCTACTGTCTTTGTACCTACCTGAACCTGTCGTTCTTCAGCGTGATAAGCACCTGCACCGTTTGTTTCCAATTCCCAAAACAAATGCTCATCCATCTGGTTGTCATCTAATAACTCTTTACCACAATTATTGCAAATATTTACCCATCTAGTCTCATATACTGGCTCTTCCTTTGTACCTACTACTTTCCAATAACCTTCGTGGTGTACTGTCTTATAGTCATCTACCCATACCTTCTGCTTTGGCTTTTCTGTTGGTCTTGGAGCCTCAGTAGCCTTTGGTGGGTTTGTCTTATGCTGTTCAGCTGGCTTTGGAGTGTTCGATGAACCACTCGGCTTCTTTGTTGGTTTCTTGTCTTCCTTCGGCTCGTCTTTCTTTGTATCTGCCTTAGATGATGATGTGTTGGTTTTTGAAGTTTCTTCCTTCTTTTCGATGTTACCCTTGTTGCTGTTGTTTTTGTTAGATACTGTAGTTTTTACATCGTCAACCTTAACTGTAACTGTCTTACCGTCATCGGTTTTTACTTCTACTTTGCCGTCTTTTACTTCGACTTTCTTACCGTTCTTATCAGTGATGTTGCCGTCTTTGTCAACCTTGATTTCACCCTTGTCTACCAAATCTTTAACTGCCTTTGGTACTGTTACCGCAGGAACTGTAGTTGCCTGTGCAGTGGTCTGAGCAGAAGTTGTTGCGGTCGGAACTTTGTCACTTTTACAACCTGCAAGAAGACTTGTGCCGACTGTTGTGCCTGCAAAAAGTAAGGTCATACCGCAAGCCATAGCTATGACTTTTGTCTTAACCGCTGTAACTGCACCTGTCTTAACCGCAGTTGCGGTACTCGATTTTACCGCTGTTGAAACACCCTTTGAAGCCGCAGTTACAAGGCTTTCACCGTTTGGAAGTGTGATTTTTATGCTCGGAACGCAAAGGCTCTTTGCCTGCTCTCTGAAAATTGTTGTAAAGAACGGAACAAATACAACACCGTGAAGCTTGTCACCGCTTTTATTTTCGTAATCTTCAATTGCAGTTTTCATCTTTGCCCTTGAATAATTGAGCCTTGAAAGCACAGTACCCCTTGAACATTCAAAGACTTCTGCGATTTCATCAACAGTCATTTCATTAAAATAGTGCATAATCACTGTCTGATACTGAACATCGGACAGTACTTCCTGCATAATCGAAAGAATAATTTCTCTCTTTGCCTTGTCTGAAATGTATTCTTCGGGAATTGATATACGCTCGTCAACTATTGCCTGATTTTCAAAAATTTCATCGTCCAGTTGGATTTCACCTTTACCTTTCAAATAATTTTTGCACTTATTAACGGCAATTCTGTTAAGCCAACTTCTGATTTGTGATGATTTTTCCAAAGATTGGATTTTTAAAAAAGCCGTTATGTAAGTTTCTTGCATAATGTCCTGTGCGGTTGTTTCGTTCTTTAAAAAGCTGATACAAGTAAACCACACTTCACGCTCTGTAAGCTTGTAGAGCTTTTCAAATGATTTGTTATCTCCCTTCTTAATTTTCTCTACTAAGTGGGAAATGTTCAT